TGATGCCACAAGATTATCAAGCACAACAAGTGCATAGAGAAATCAATTCTCTACAGCGAAGAATTCAAGCCGCAGGTGGCTAACCAAACTCAGCCTTAGGACCGAGTGGGCGGCTGCTGCCCGGGCTAAGGAATTCGCTACTCCACGGCCCAAAGTGAGCCAATTCATGTTGACATACCACTACTAAAACTGTATACTTGTTTTTTTAGGAGGCTCTATGAGCAAGACATTTAACGGCGAACAAAAACTCAAACTCACAGAAATCATCAACGAAGGCATGGCAGTGCTTCACGAGATCGAAACACTCAACGGTGGACTCACTGATACCATCAAGGCTGTGGCAGAAGAGTTGGAAATCAAACCTGCCATTCTCAAGAAGGCCATCAAGCTGGCACACAAGGCCGAGTTTGGCAAAGAAAAGCAGGATCACGAAACCCTAGAAACTATTTTAGAAACTGTTGGCAAGACCCTTTGATCACTGTTTATACTGATCAGATTTGGCACAAGTCTCAATGCAGGAAATTTGAGTACGATACCTATGCATTGTTTCGTAGCAAAAGAATGCCTGTTAAATTGATTGACGCAGTGGATGTTTCATTACTAACAAAACTTGTAGTAACTGACAATATAGTAAATCGACCACATATAGATTTATACCCTGAATTTTGGGGCAGTTTTAGTTATCAATCAGAATACAAGTCACAACGTCCAACTCGGCTGTTCAATTGTTTTATGAATCGAGTGTGTACCACTCGACAAAGTTGGTTTTATCAATTTGTTCGTAGAAATTTATTACATTCCGGGTGGGTTAGTTTTTTGCTAGACTATAGAAAGCTGCCACCTGGGGTTGTTTCAAAACAAGATCTGTACGAATACAATTACAACCAAGGATATGAAATTTTTAAAGCGGAGCACACGATCATGCGTGACCGTGTGCCATTTTGCAATTTTGAAGGCGACTTAGATCAAGTTATTGTGGACAGTTGTATAAGTCTTGTGATTGAAACTTATTTTGATTGGCCAGATACTATAGTTTTTAGCGAAAAAATATTTAGAGCATTGCAATTGCCACGACCGATAATATTGTACAGCATGCCTGGTTCAGTGGAAGTGCTGCGAAAATATGGATTTGATGTATGGGACGATATTATCAATCATGCTTACGATGCAGAGCCTGGTCAGATCCAGCGCCAGATACAAATTTTAGATCAATTGTGCCAATTGAGAGATTTGACATACACTGATCAACAGTTAAAAGAGTTTGAGCTTCGCGCACAACACAATAGAGATTTGTTGCAAAAATTTAGATCGCAATGGCCCGACAAATTAAAAAACACTCTAGCGCAGGTATGTACATAAGTAATAATGAGTCGCTCACATTAAGAGCATGAAACACGGCTTACCGGCCACAAACGGAGAACAATTAACATGCCTATTATATCTGAATCATCCATGCGTTCTTGCATGATCAAAAGAGATTTTGATAACGTTGTGGATTTTGGATTTAAAAATTTAGTAGTGGGTGGATGTAGTTTTACCTATACAATTCCGGGTCCACAGGTGCCAACTACTTGGCCATATTATTTTCGAGACTTATCATCATGTCATGAAGTTTTTTCTTGTGCTTTACCTGGGGCTGGAAATTATTTTATTTCACAAAGTGTAATCTGGGGACTAGAAACTAAAAAATTGCCCCCGGATGAAACTTTAGTTGTAGTAATGTGGTCAGGGCATGATCGCGAAGATGAAATTTTTTCATCAGATGCAATCGACAATGATGCTAATTTTGTGTATCAATTTACTGACAAAGTTTGTCATGTGTCAACTGGCGGGTCCACCCGCAAAGGCGACGGTAACTCACACTGGTTTGGTTACCGAGACATTCATAAATTCAAAAGTTTTGAATCAAGAGCCGTAGAAAATGCAATTTGGAAAATTGGACTAAAGAGATATCTTGATGCACTTGGATACCAATCAATATTTGTTAATTTTTTAGATCCTACTTTTCCAAATAGGTCAGGTGATTTTGATATTGTTAAATTTCTGCCCGACCCAATCAAAACAACATATAATTCAATTATGGATCCTGTACAAGATCTATACAGCTTCTGTTTGAAAAACATGTTGCTCGGTGATGACGATTTTCATCCATCACCAAACGGACATCTTGCTTGGACAAGAAATGTATTACTGCCCTATTGTAAAAATAAATTTAATAAACAATGAGTTATATTGACGCACTTTTTGATCGTGAACACGATCGCATCCATGTAGTAGAACGCCGCAACGGCGAACGAGTCTACCAGGAATATCCTGCCAACTACATCTTCTATTACGACGACCCTAGAGGCAAGTTTCAAAGCATCTACGGCACACCTGTAAATAGATTCTCATCGCGCAACAACAAAGAATTTCGCAAGGAAGTTCGCAGCCAGTCAGGCAAGCAGTTGTATGAATCGGACATCAATCCTATCTTTAGATGCTTGGAAGAAAACTACAAAGATCAAGATGCTCCGGAACTGCACACAGCATTTTTTGACATTGAAGTTGCGTTCGATGCAGAGCGTGGATTCTCTCCTGTGGCAGATCCCTTCAATCCCATCACTGCCATATCTGTATACTTGGATTGGCTGGACCAAATGATCACACTGGCAGTACCGCCCAAACATTTGAGTTGGGACACAGCGCAAGAACTAGTGAGTGAATTTGAAAATACCATCTTGTTCGAGCGTGAAGAAGACATGATCAAGATGTTCCTGGATGTGATTGAAGGTGCAGATGTACTTACAGGCTGGAACTCAGAAGGCTATGACATTCCGTACACAGTGAATCGTACCACAAGAATACTCAGCAAGGATGACACTAGACGTTTTTGTTTGTGGGGGCAGTTTCCCAAGCAAAGAATGTTTGAACGCTTTGGTGCAGAGAATCAAACTTACGACTTGGTTGGTCGTGTGCATATGGATTACATGCAGTTGTATCGAAAATACACATACGAAGAACGCCATTCCTACTCATTGGATGCCATTGGCGAACATGAACTGGGCGAACGCAAAACACAGTTTGAAGGCACACTGGATCAATTGTACAACCAGCACTTTAAAAAGTTCATTGAGTACAACCGCCAAGACACTATGATTATTGCCAAACTGGACAAGAAACTGCGTTTCTTGGATCTGGCCAATGAACTGGCACATGCCAATACTGTGTTGCTACAAACCACAATGGGGGCTGTGGCAGTGACTGAACAGGCCATTATCAATGAAGCACACGAGCGTGGTATGGTTGTGCCCAATCGCAAACAACGTCTTACAGATGATGACACACAGGCCGCAGGTGCTTATGTGGCATATCCTAAAAAGGGCCTGCACATGTGGATTGGATCAGTGGACATCAATTCACTGTATCCATCTGCTATTCGAGCCATGAACATGGGTCCAGAAACTGTAGTTGGTCAATTGCGGCAGACCATGACTGATCATTTGATCAAAGCCAACATGGCCAAAGGACAAAGTTTTGCGGCGGCTTGGGAAGGGTTGTTTGCCAGCTTAGAATACACAGCCGTGATGGAACAACAGCGTGGCACAGAAATTACCATTGACTGGGAAGGTGGCGAAGAGTCAGTTCACTCGGCCATGGAAATTTGGCACATGATCTTTGATTCAAACCAGCCTTGGATTCTCACTGCAAATGGTACTATTCTTACATACGAGAAGAAAGGTATTATACCTGGCTTGCTGGAGCGGTGGTATCGTGAACGACAAGAACTACAGGCCAAGAAGAAGGAAGCAAAGGATGCTAAAGAAATTGCGTTCTGGGATAAGCGACAGTTGGTCAAGAAGATTAACTTGAACAGCCTGTATGGTGCTATTCTCAATAGCGGTTGCAGATTCTTTGACAAACGCATTGGTCAGTCAACCACACTTGCTGGAAGATCAATTGCCAAGCACATGGATGCACATATCAACGAATGCATTACAGGTGAATATGATCATACTGGCAAGGCCATCATTTATGGTGACACAGACTCATGCTATTTTTCTGCGTGGCCTATCTTGGAAAAAGAAGTCACAGAAGGGCGCATGGAATGGTCAAAAGAAACTTGCATTCAACTGTATGATTCAATTGCTGATCAGGTAAACGAGAGCTTTCCGGCGTTTATGGAACAGGCATTCCACTGTCCTAGAGACATGGGGGCGTTGATCAAGGCAGGTCGTGAACTAGTTGCTGATCGCAGTTTGTTTATTACCAAGAAGCGTTATGCTGTGAACATCATTGACTTGGAAGGCAAGCGACTGGATGTAGAAGGCAAGATTGGCAAAACTAAAGCCATGGGCCTGGATCTCAAGCGTTCGGATACACCCAAAGTAATTCAAGACTTTCTGTTAGAAATTCTAAATAAAGTACTAGCAGGTACACAACGAGATGAAATTATTGAGCGCATTAGAGAATTCAAGTATGAGTTCAAAGAGCGGCCAGGCTGGGAGAAAGGGTCACCCAAGCGTGTGAACAACTTGACCAAGTACGGCAAAGAAGAAGAACGCTTGGGTCGTGCCAACATGCCTGGACATGTGCGAGCCGCACTCAACTGGAACAATCTGCGCAGAATGCATTCCGACAATTACTCAATGCAAGTTGTAGACGGCATGAAAACTATTGTGTGTAAACTAAAGTCAAACGCTCTTGGGTGGACGTCAATTGGCTATCCCACAGACGAGATGCACTTGCCACAGTGGTTCAAGGACCTGCCGTTTGACGATTCGGAAATGGAAGCAACTGTTGTGGATCAAAAGATTGACAACTTGCTGGGTGTGTTGGACTGGGACCTTGCGTCGGCTACCAACACAGAAAACACTTTTACATCACTATTTTCATTCGAATGAAACTAAGCCAAGTTGTTGCATATTTAAACTGGTTAGAACGTCCCGACATGGACCCTGCTTATGGCAATATAACTGACAAGTTAGATGATATTGTTCATGCGGTAAAAAATCGAGATGTGCAGTATCACTCTACTACCACAGATCTTGATGAAAAACTTGCAGTGGTGAAGCATTCTATTTCTAAATTTGACCAATCACTTCATGCATTAAAACAACAATTACAAAACGATGTTGATCGACTATCTCCTGAATACTATGCAGAAAGTTGGAAGCGATACGAACAAGAAATGTGTTTTGAAACAGTAGAGCACCTGATCAATCGCAAGCTGTCTATTGAGTTTGACGACCACGAACGCCTGCGTAATGTGATCAAAACTTACACTGATTGGAGATTACCAGGCATGGTACTTGGTGCTAGACGCGACACATTTATAGAAGACATGGTGCCAATGGATCCGTTGTATCTTGTGGATCATGATAGAGCGTTAATCAACGTTGCTATAAGTCCGTTCACACAAGAATATCAACGTCGACTAAGGCCTTATGTGATCAACGACTGGAAAGACACAGAAATGTTTACAGCATTGCCGTCTAATCAATTTGGATTGGTGTTTGCCTACAATTATTTTAATTGGAAGCCCATTGAGATGATTGAAAAGTTTCTTACGGAAATATATCAAAAACTGCGTCCAGGTGGAGCGTTGGTTTTTACCTACAACGAATGCGACAAATGGTACGGAGTTGGTGCAGTAGAGAATGCCTGGATGTGCTACACCCCGGGTAGTCGCATACAAACAATAGCCAGAAACCTTGGTTATAAAATTATCGATCAATGCACCGGGGCTGGTGACATTGCTTGGTTTGAAATGCGTAGGCCTGGAGAGATTCAAAGTATACGAGGCGGCCAAGTTCTGGCAAAAGTAATTCGCCAAGAATGATTGCAAATTCTAAATACATCTGTTATAATCAAACACATAGGAGAAAAACATGAGAGATTATCTATTAGACTTAGTACAACACACACACGATCTTGGTTGCATTGACTTGATCAAGATTGTGGGTGATGACAAAACTACACAAATTGTAGGTCTTGCTGAAGACATGAGTGTGGTTGTGGAAGGTGAATTTAAAAACCCACACCCAGACTTTGTGGGCACATTTGGCATGCCAAACTTGAGCAAGTTGAAAATTTTATTGAACTTGCAAGAGTACAAAGAAAATGCCAAGCTCAGCTTGAGTCGGCGTACAGGTGGAGAACCCGATGGCATCAATTTTGAAAATGCCACAGGCGATTTTAAAAACAACTATCGTTTTATGGCCGAATCTATTGTGTCCGAAAAGCTCAAGACGCCCAAGTTTAAAGGTGTGAATTGGCATATTGAATTTGAACCAACTGTGGCTGCTATCAATCGACTGCGTATGCAAGCACAGGCCAACGCTGAGGAACCACACTTCCAGGCCAAGACTGAAAACGGCGACTTAAAGTTTTTCTTTGGTGATCATTCAACACACTCTGGCAACTTTGTGTTTCATCCAGGTGTGAATGGACAGTTGAAACGTGCATGGTCGTGGCCTGCTCAACAGGTCATGAGCATCTTGGCACTCACAGGCGATAAGACCATTCGTATTAGTGACGACGGTGCTGCCAAGATCACTGTGGATAGTGGTATTGTTGTTTACAACTACATCTTACCAGCACAAAGCAAGTGAGCCAAGATAACCTAACTGCCAAGCAGTTGGACTACGCTGTGTTCCTTCCGGCCATCAGCGGGTTCTATTCTACATTTGTGGGCAAGCAACGGAATGAGCACTATGTGGATCCCGCACGATTCCCGCAGGGCCTCACGGATATGGAACAGCTTAATTGGCTCAACTCCACTAAGGCTTTGTTCCCATATCGCTGGTCACTTGCGTCTGGAGGACATGCTAACCTCGATCTCTCAAAACAAGACTGGTCAGAAGACATGATCCGGAACCGTGAGCCTGGCACGTTTATGCTTGGAGACTCAGGCGGTTTCCAGATTGCTAAAGGCTTGTGGGAAGGTGATTGGCGAGCCAACTCGGGTTGTGCTAAAGCTCAAAAGAAACGTGAGTTAGTTCTCAATTGGCTAGACAATGTTTCTGATTACTGCATGACACTTGATATTCCAACTTGGGTCATACATGATAAAAAAGCTGCCAAGGCCTGTCAAATCTCCACACTACCCGAAGCTGTGGCTGCTACCAAGTTCAATAACGAATACTTCATGAAGCATCGTAAAGGTGTTCGTAATGGCGGCACCAAGATCTTAAATGTGTTGCAAGGCGACAACCATAACAGCGCAGACCAATGGTATGATACCATGAAAGAATACTGTGATCCTGCAAAGTATCCAGACACACATTTTGATGGTTGGTCAATGGGTGGACAAAACATGTGTGACGTCCATTTGATTCTTAGACGTCTTGTGGCCCTACGCTATGACAATTTGTTGCAAGAGGGTGTGCATGATTGGATGCACTTCTTGGGCACATCAAAGTTGGAATGGGCCGTGCTACTCACTGTGATTCAAAGGGCAGTTAGAAAATACGTTAATCCGGCTTTTACTATTAGTTTTGATTGTGCCAGCCCATTCCTTGCCACAGCCAACGGTCAGGTCTATTA